CAATATGGATGCTGCAAATAGGGCAAGTACTATACCTAGTACAAGCACTACTAAAACATTTAATACTGTAGATACTGCTATATCTGGAACATTTGCTGCTGATGCTCAATATGACTCTAGTACAATCTCTCCAAGTTTTGCATTTGATGGAACTGGGGATGATATAGATTGTAGTAGTCCTTCCTTTTTAAATAACTTAAACCAATTAACCGTTTCAACATGGATAAATTCAAATAATAAAGGTAATGATGATGGAGTTGTTAGTTGGTGGGCTACAAGTGCTAATAGAAGTTTTACATTAAATCTTGAAACAAGTGGTAATATAAGATTTGCTGTATTTAATAGTGGCGGCACAATTGCGGCAAGTTATATAAATACTTCTGATTGGAGTACAGGAAACTGGTATAATGTAACAGGCACTTATGATGGTAGTAATGTTAAATTATACTTAAATAGTATTTTGAAGGATACAGTTTCTTTAACAGGTCAAATTAGATCAGTTACAGCTACACTTTTTATAGCAAATTATTATGATGAAAGTAAAAATTATAATGGAAATATAGGCCCAGTACAAATCTACAACCGCGCCTTATCAGCAAACGAAGTTTTACACAACTACAACGCATTAAAAGGAAGATTTGTCTAAATATTTATAACCATGGCAGGAGCAAAAACGGGTATAAACGGACAAATAAACAATAATATTGTTACGGATGGGTTAGTATTATCATATGATGCTGCTTATAAGAAATCATACCCAAGATCAGGTACTACTACATTTAATTTAGCCAGTGGTTCTTTAGATGCTACAATAGATGGAGCTATATGGTATGGAACAAACCCTACTTCAAGTTTTAATTTTGATGGTATAGATGATAAGATTATAATAGCTCCAAGCACATTTACTACCTTTGATGAAGCTTCTATATCAATGTGGGTAAAAGTTTTATCAGATGCTGGGGGATATAAGGGTTTTTTTAGTGCTCGAAATGCTGAAAATGGAAATGATTATTCAACTGGAATAAATATAGATATGATGAGTTATAATAGTGGTAACTGGCAACATTTAAATGTTGAAGGAGCTGGTAGAATTGGTTATCAAGTAGATCAAATGACAACTTCTGTAGATTTTGGGGTATGGGCACATTTAGGGGTAACTATAAGTACCTCTGTTATAGAAGTATATATAAATGGTCAACAACAAAATTCACGAAGTAGAAGTACTACAGCTATGGGGTTACAATACCTATCCATTGGGGCTAGATATTATAATGGTGCATATAGAGGATATCTTAATGCAGATATTTCTGGGATTCAACTTTATAATAGAGTTTTATCTAATACAGAAATCACACAAAACTACCAAGCTCAAAAAGAAAGATTTGGATTATAATGGCAGGTATTAAAACAGGCATATCAGGACAAATAAACAATAATATTGTTACGGATGGATTAATATTTTATGTTGATCCCGCGTATAAAAAATCCTACCTAGGATCAGGTGCGGATACATTTAATTTAGCAAGTGGTTCTTTAACTCCAACAGGTAGTATATCAGGTGCAACTTTTGAGGGTCCTTTAACTTCAAGTTGGAATTTTGATGGATCCGATGATCTTATTAATTTATCAACCCAGATAGATATTACAGAAAATAAAAGTATTTCGCTTTGGATAAAAAGAGATACATTATCCCCAAGTAATGATGGGGGCATTTTTACAATGGTTCCTACAGGTGGCACATCTGATCTTTTAAGTATAGGGTTGTGGCAGTCTAATATTCAGGCTCTTACCGCGGTCGGTGTTAGGCAAAGAAGCTTACAAACTATATCTATTAATATTTGGTATCATGTAGTAGTTGTAAAATCAACTAACTCAATAACAAATATATATATAAACGGAGTAGATGAAACTCTGGATAATGAAGGAAGTTGGAATGGAACACCAGCTAACCCACAGTCAAAAATCGGTGAAGCAATTTATGATGGAACTAATTATAATTTTTATGGTAATATAGGTCCAGTCCAAGTTTATAATAAAACATTATCCTCAACAGAAGTCCTTCAAAACTATCAAGCTCAAAAAGAAAGATTTGGATTATAGTAAAATTTTTCGTATATTTACCCCAAACTCTTAATGGAAAAAACAGGTTATATAGAAAAAATAGAATATCTCTTTAATGAAGCTAAACATTTAGAAATATACATGCCAGGATTATCAAGATGGCATCGAGTTACCCCAAACGATTTTAGATCATTTGATGGTAAAAGAAGAATACAAGGTAAAGATTATGAAGGTCCGTTATATGCTTACGGAACTAATCGAAAAGTTTCACCAAAACATAATAGTAAAATTGTAGAGAGCGAAGTAACTAAAGCTCGTGCATTAATATCCCAAAAAATACGCTAATGTCTAAAGCTAAAATTAAAAAAATAACAGTAGAACAAGCCTCTCAGTATTTTAGTAAAGATGAAGATTTAATAGATTCACCTATTCGTTTTTATACTAAAACAGAAGATGAAGATGGATGGGATTTAATTACATATTATACCTCTAGACGTAAAGACATATATTCCAACCGTGGTGAAGCTGATCAATGGGTTTACATATTATCAAACCCAACACTACCTAATATATTTAAAATAGGTTATACAAAAAATGAACCTGAGGTTAGAGCTAAACAAATTAGTGCTTCCACTGGTGTAGCATTACCATATAAAGTAGAATGGGCATTTCAATGCTTTAATGGCGAGCAATTAGAACATGAAGTCCACGAAGAATTAGCAACCTACCGCGTGAATCAACAACGGGAATTTTTTGATATACCACTTATTGAAGCACAAGAGGCAATTGAAAAACTCGGTAAAAATTACATATAATGAGAAATATTAAACAAGAATTACTAGAAATTGAAGGAGGGAATTTCCCACAATGGTATGCCTCACTAACAAAGTTAGAACAAGTAGAATATTCCATTGCATTGGAACAATTAAGTAAAGAATTTAGAAGTTAATTTCCTCTAGTCATATCCAAGTCACATATGGCGTTTTTTTCTTTAATTTAATTTGGCATGTATTGTAATAGTACTATATTTATTACGGACATGAATATTAACCACATATTTAATCTATTTGGAGGTGACCCTAAAAAATACACTGATGAGCCACCTTCTACCATTAATATGGCTGATTTTGAGAAAACCCCAACTTATAAAGTTGGAATGTTTAAAAAAATAATATTAAATCAGCATGTATTTCAAAAGAAACTTATCAATATGTTTAAAACTCCCCAAGATGATTATGGAATGGAAGGAATGGAAGATATGGGAGAATATATAGCACATCATAGAGCCTGGGGTTATATTAAAGATTGTCTGATAGATGATGAGATATGGCAAGGTAGTTTAAGAATTCAACACGATGATCATTTAGAAACCTCAGTAAAATTATCAATATCCTATTTTGAAGATACAGAAGAATATGAAAAATGTGCTTTTCTTATGAAAATTCAAAAATATCTTGAAAGTAGTTTGGAGTTGAAATCTTAACATTGTATATTCCCATCACGGGGTTTGAAAAAAAGTATAATAAAAAAAGTGTGACAAGGTGACACACGGTAATATCACGAACGCCTAATATAAACAAATAAAGTTATGATGAGAAATAAATCACTAGCACAAAGACGTCTTTCTAAATTAGCAGGACAGCTAAAACAATTAGATACTAACATTCATAGAGGAGGAACTAAAGATGCTATTAATGCTACTCAGAGAGAAATTACAGAAACCATCCAGGATTTAATGGATATTATAGAAAGAGAAGATTAATGGTTTTAACAGCAGAACAAATTCAATCAAATTGGAATAAATTCTTATCTAATATTGAAAAATATATTACAGGAGATCGTAAACAGCTATTACTTGATTTTTATAACAAATTTGAGGAAAGGATAGCAATGATGCCTGCTTCTCATAAAAAGGAATACCATTCAGCATTCCCAGGTGGTTATGTTGATCATGTTAATAGAGTTGTTGATGCATCTCTTAAAATATATGATGTGTGGAGTGAATTTGAAATGGATAGATCTACATTTACTATTGAAGAATTAGTATTTTCAGCAATAAACCATGATCTAGGTAAGATGGGTGATGAAGAACATGAATCTTATATCCCCCAAACCGATAAATGGAGAAAAGATAAATTAGGTGAAGATTATATGCATAATAAAAAAATAGCATTCGCTGCTGTTCCTGATAGAGGTTTATTTTTGCTCCAAGATCATAATATTAAGTATACATTTAATGAAATGGTTGCAATTCAAACTCATGATGGGTTATATGATCCTGCTAATGATAAATATTTAAAATCATATATGCCAGAAACTAAACCAAGAACTTCTTTACCCTTTATACTACATCAAGCAGATATGATGGCAGCAAGAATTGAGTTTGAAAAAGAGTGGTTACCTAAATTTAAAGGTAAAACTCCAAACGAACCTAAAGTAAAAAAATTAGATGTAAAAACTAAGGCACTTGGTTCAATTAAAAGTGAAGGTTTAAAAAATATGTTAGATAGTTTATGATAGAGGTAATTACCATTTCAGTTTTATCAGTATTAGTAGTAATCTTTGGATTTACTACTTTTAACTTACTCCGTAAAAATGAAAAACAAGAGGATATTTTAGATACTCAAGAAGAAGTTTTAGCTGGGTATTTAGACTATTTAGATAAAATTTCTAGAACAATAGAAGCGTCGGATAAAAAACTTAAAGAAATAGACCGTGCAGGTACATTTAAATCTGATGATGAGGTTGGGTTTTTCTTTAAATCTATCCAAGGCATTCAGGATATCTTGAATGATTTCAAGTTAAGAAAAATAAAATGATTACTGTGGCTAAGAAAAGAAGACCTAAGAGTAAAAACTACTTTACTAAAGATACCGAAAACGCTATTGTTAGATATAACAATGAACCAAACTCAGAAATAAGAAGTAATATATATAGAGATGAAATCCATTATGCTTTTTTTAAATTAACAGAAAACATAATCCATACTTTTAAATTTTATTACACTGAAGTAGACCAAATAGAACATTTACAACATGAGGTAATAACATTTTTACTTTCAAAGTTACATTTATTCAACCCAGATAATGGGGCTAAAGCATATTCATATTTTGGTACTATAACAAAAAACTGGTTAATAGTATATAATACAAAAAATTATAAAAAACGTATACAAACAGCACCTGTAGATGAATTATTTAAGGATGATAACTATTCATACCAAATGGGTGAAGAAAAAGAAAAAGATAAATTATCTATTTTTATAGATAGTTATATTAAATATGTAGAAGATAGATTTGATACTTTTTTCCCTAAGGGTAATGATGCTAAAGTAGCAGATGCAATACTAGAATTATTTCGTAAAAGAGAAAATTTAGAAATATTTAATAAAAAAGCCTTATATATTTACATACGAGAAATAATGGCTGCTCATGGTCTAGAAGTTAAAACACCTAAAATTACCAAAATAGCTACTAAATTATATGGTTTATTTAAGGGTAGTTATGTTTTTTACCTAGAAACGGGTTACATAGATTTTGAAAGATCTTAATTAATCATATTTATACGAGAACAAAATGTATAACTATGAGCCATTTAGACAAAAATATATTCGGTAAAAAATCATACTCGGATTTACTTAAAGAAATTTACGATAATCAAAAGAAAAAAGAAACTCAAATTAGCGCATTAATCAATGAGCTTAAACCATTAATCAGTGATATAGGTGATGCTACAATGATTGTGCCACTTATTAAAGAATACATGGAATTAGGCATTAAAAATGATGAAGCACTTATTAAGGTTGCTACAATATTCCAACGTATATTCGCAAACGAAGGTACTGAAGAAAATGGATTTGGCATTTCAGAAGCAGAAAAAGAACAACTCCTTAAAGAAATAAATAATTTACAATTACCACCTAAAAAAGAAGATTAATGGGATTTAATAAAGGGCTATCTGCAAATATAAAACTCCCATCAGGAAATTCTTCTGATGGATATT